TATAATCCTTTAGAATCCTCGAATTATATACCTGATCTTTAATAATCATGAACGACAGCTTTGTTACAGGTACATTGTTTTAATAAATTTTAGTAAAGGTTATGATCTATCTTTTATGCGCACTATGTAATGGTTACAGGTGATAATCCTGGTGTAAAGCAATCTTTATAAAATCGAGCTGCTGGGACATGGAATCTGTATAAATTTTATAACGGGGTTTTTCTATTCCATTATTATTCGAATGTTTCTAATGTGGGATCTAATAAATCTTCATCAATAGGGTCAGTAAATTGGAATAATTGGTGAAACACTGACTTATTGGATACTAACTTTAGTCTTCGAGCTGCTAAAATATGTGACCGTGATTCCATCTTCTTTTATCTGGTCTATCTTTCGTAAGGTTAATATTTCCTAGGGTACACTGGTACGAATGGTTGCTCTAAAGATTTTAAAATAGTGGAAGCGTTAGTTCCAAATTTGAAGATTGATCTTATTCTATTTAAATTAAATTATTTTTATTTATGGGATCTATTAGAATTAAAAGACTTTTTGACAGATTTCATAGCTCTAGTTTAGTTTAATTTGATTCCGAGACCTGAGAATTTTTCTGTCATCTTTTTCATTATATTAGATATTTTTGAGGACTTAGATTAGACCCCATCTGATAACCTACCAACATATTTTGTAACATAGAAAGATCGTAGGTATCTATTATCACTCTCTTGGAATTCAGGCTTAAAATACAACATCGCCCCCATTATGAATAAAAGGATAATTGGGATTATATTACCATAAGCGAATGCTGACAGAATACCAGCTATAAATATAATAGGAGCATGCTCCTCTACTTAATCCATAAAAGTAACTGGATTCTACTCTGATTCCGATTATCTACCAAATGATTTGGCCTTTTCTTCTTTTGATCGGAAATAAGGTGTTCCAATCATAACTCCGAACTCTCCTCTGGGATCGTTGATTTATCCCTAAACACCGACTGATGCTGCTTATTTAGCTAATGCGGCTCTATAACAATTCATCATAACCCTTTCTTAATCCGCTGATAACGCATCTTCTTTCTTTAATTAACCTTATGATTGAAGGAACAATTCATAAGTGACGGTTAATCTTCTAAATAATGTTCTTTAATTTAATCA